TCGAGTATTCTTCCAAAGATAATGCAGGAAATGAAACGACCGCGAGTAGAACTATAAGGGTAATAGATGACTCGCCAGAGCCAGAACCAGAGCCAGAGCCTGAACCTGAACCTGAACCAGAACCTGAACCAGAGCCAGAACCTGAACCTGAACCAGAACCTGAACCAGAACCAGAACCTGAACCATCACCTGAGCCTGAGCCGGAACCTGAACCAGAACCAGAACCCGAACCAGAACCCGAACCTGAACCAGAACCCGAACCAGAACCCGAACCTGAACCAGAACCCGAACCAGAACCAGAACCTGAACCTGAGCCAGAGCCTGAACCTGAACCTGAACCAGAGCCAGAACCGGAGCCAGAACCGGAACCAGAACCTGAACCTGAACCAGAACCTGAACCTGAACCGGCATACATTCCTGAAGGGGAATACGAAGAAGATATCGTATCGCCACCACCTATTCCTCAAAAATACTATTATTCGAATAATACACTTCGTTTGAGCCGAAATCAAAAAAATGCAAATATTATTCGTCAACAAAAATATTCTTCGTCGAAAGTATCGATTGATAAAACTACTTCTCCTCCACCATCGAATAAATTTTAATTTAGAGGCTTTTTTTTTCTATGGTTATTATATAACATGGGATTTGATAAAACTATTGGATCTAGAGCTGAAGTCTGGCATGGTAAAGCCAAGCATACTTCTGGAGGACTTGCAAAAAAACAATTATTAAAGAACAAGCATGGCAGAATTGTATCTAGAAAGAAGCATATGACCGAAAAGAAGAACAAACGTTTAGCGAACGCTGGTTACAAACCTACCAAGGGAAAGTTTGTCCCTATGCGTAAGTCTATGAGACGCACAAAAAAAACTAAGAAATAAATATTTTGATAACAAGTTCAATGGTTCATATAAAATAAAAGTTTTATATGTATTAAAATAAGAGTATTGATAGGTAATTATATTATGAGTAAAATTGATTTAAAATTTAACTCACTTAATAAATTATATAATGAGTGATATGGAAGCGAAAGATATGTTGTTCCAGAACATTAAATCTCTTATTGATAACTACACACAAGATTACGAAATATACAAGAGACTACATGATCAAATATTTGCACTTCCTATGGTACAGAATTTACAAAAAGAAAATCAAATGTTAAAAGAGATTATCTTTTCATTGCGTTCAGGGAACGATGAACTAGAAAATATTAAGATTGAAATTGTAGAAAAGGATATTCTGGATGATTCCAAACATGTTGAAATTGGTCAAACAAAAATCACACAATATATACCGACTTTGACTTCGGACACAGCTTATACTTCTACTCGCAATGTAAGAATTGTTGAAAAGGAAGAGAATAGTAAAGAAGAAGACGATGAGGAGGAAGAAGACGATGAGGAAGAAGAGGAAGATGAAGAAGATGAATTTACGTGTGATGTATGTTCAAATTCAGAACCTCGTAATTATTGCTTCAAATGTGATGAAGAGGACATATGTAGTAGCTGTAACGGAAACGGTGGTGATTATGGCGCGAATGAAGAATGGGTATGTGAAAAATGTTTAGATGATATTGAAGAGCAAAATACCCAAAACGAAGTAAGTAAATGTGTAGTTGGTGCATTACTGGTACAGAAAAATATAGATGTAATTGATGACGGTAGTAGTGAAGAGGAGGAAGGAGGAGAGGACGAGGAGGAGGAAGAAGAAGATGATCAGTTTGTCTCATGCGACGAGTGTTCAATTATAGTTGATTGTCATAAGAATTCAATCCATATATTTTATAAAAGTTCTTCTGAAAAAGTACAACAGGATAAGACACTTTGCAGTATGTGTTTTCAGGAGAAGGCCGATGAACTCATCAATTCCGGCTTCACTTGTGATGATTTGTCTATAGAGGAAGAAGAAGAAGAGGAAATTGAGGTGGAAGAAGAAGAAGAAGAGGTAGAGGAAATTGAGGTGGACGAGGAGGTAGAGGAAATTGAGGTGGACGAGGAGGTAGAGGAAATTGAGGTGGACGAGGAGGTAGAGGAAATTGAGGTGGAAGAAGAAGAAGAGGAGGAAGAAGAAGAGGAAGAAGAAGAGGAGGAAGAAGAAGAGGAAGAAGAAGAGGAGGAAGAAGAAGAGGAGGAAGAGGAAGAAGAAGAGGAGGAGGAAGAAGAGGCATTCGAAGTTGAAATCACCGGGAAAATGTACTATACAACAGACAAACAAAATGGGACTATTTACGATATTACGGATGATGAGGACATAGGAGAAGAACTCGGACATTTTGTAAATGGAAAACCCGTATTTCAATAATATGATTATAATCATACGTTTTGTGTGAAAAAAATAGAATTAATATCTAAAGTAATTTAAATATTAATAAATGTATTAGTTCAATGAATATATTACAAGATTTTCTATATAGTTTAATGTACTATGTAGGTTACGTGGAGATTTTTATGAATAAATTTATTCGTATTTTTATGATATCCGCAGCAAAAGAGGAGACTATATATCTTGTCAATACACACGAAATGGAGGTTGAAATAATAGATGATTTAAATTCAGATATCACAATGGATTATAATTTTGGTATTGTAGAGAAAACGGACGAAAAGAAGGGAGTATGTCATTACACTTTTGATGAATTAGACACGGATGATATACAAACAATGTTTCATAACCAAATAGACGCTCCTTTCTTTTCGGTAAGTGTTGTACATGAAAGTACAAATTATGATATTGATATAACAAATATTAATTATTTTTTTAAAGGCAATAAATTATTTTTTAGGGAACATATCATATATATAATGAATAAGTATCATAATGTAAATTTAGAACCAGATAGTAATTACGAGGTATCCATAGTAGATCACATGTGTAATCTTATATCCTTCTCACATGAAGAATACGTTGTACTTACTCCAATAGACGATAAATTGTACCGTATAAAGCACTCAAAGTAAAATAAATTCAAAGCGATTGTTTATATATTCTTATATGTAATAAAATAAATATACTAATGAAATATATTAAACAAAATTGATATAATAATTTATAATGTCAGGTATTACATGCGAACAAATGGAAGTAGATACATTTAATACAAAATACCATACTTTGAATGACTCGTGGGTTCTCTGGGCTCATTTACCTCACGATACTGACTGGACCATTAGTAGTTATAAAAAGGTATCTGAAATAAATTGTGTTGAATCTATCATTGAATTTGAAAACGCTATTCCTGACATTATGATAAAAAATTGTATGATATTTTGTATGAGAAAAGGTATTTTACCTACATGGGAGGATCCAAATAATCGTGATGGAGGATCATTCTCATTTAAAATTAACAATTCTGATATATATGAAATATGGAAAGAAATATCCATCACACTAATGACTGAAATGCTTATGAAGGATGAGGTAATGAATAAGTCAATATCTGGAATTACCGTGTCGCCTAAAAAGAACTTTTGTATTCTCAAAATTTGGATGCGAGGAGTAGATGTACAAAATATAAAACTCTTCAATTTACCGGATAGAGTGGATACGAAATCAACTATATTCAGAAAACATGTTCCTGAAGATTAATTCAATAATAACACCAAACAAACGATAAATGGCAAATAAATTGCATAGATTATATGTAAAGCAAACATATAATTTATGATGATGATTATGATTATAAATTTTTAATATTGTGTCGAAAAGCAAAGTCTGTTTATGTATTCTTTACAAGTGTCGTTTAGTACACCACTCCAATTGACTTCAGCAATTCCTTTGTTTACTTCATATAGAAGTTCTGGTCTATATTTAGATACCATGAATGATACTGGTGACGGGTTCGAAAATTTCGTGTCGGACATGATAAAATTGCGATTATTTTCTATAAATTTGGATACTTCCGGTCCAGAATGGTAGAAGCCTACCAGATCCTCTTTCTTGGCTCTTTCCGTGAATTCTTTTGCTATGGTAGCCACGTCCGTTGTTTTCGATTTAGCCTCGACTGTAACGATATTACAACAATCTTTTAGAGTTTGTAGTGCTGTTGCTCCTCTTGGCACAAGGACTTTTTTCCCTTCAGGAAACATAAAGGGGTCCTTGTTTTTCGAAATAATGTCAAGAGATTTTGATATGGCAATAGACTGTAAATAAAAAAGGAAAGCAAATGAACTGATCAATAAAAGTATACTCAACGCCCAAGCAGCAACAGTCTTACCTGGACGTACTTTAAATGAATTACCACTTATTAAGGAACCTCTGTCACCTAAAATCCCGTTCATCATTTGAATAAATGCTCCTGCAAAGTGGAACCTTCTAGAAAATAAGTATGCATAAATAGATGATATCAGACTGAGTAAAATTAGACCTAAAAAGGGCCATAATAAAACTGATGCTATTTTTTTCACAAGCCTGTACTCGTATTGTGCGTCGCTATCTTCTGGATAGACGCCTACATCTTTGATGGACATGAACGGAGATGTATAACTTACATCATTTAAAAAATTGGGATTGGTACCATAGTCACCAATAACCATGTCATATTTCCTTGTCTTGATACCTTCAACTAATTCGTCTACTTTTGGTTCTTTTACAACGACGTATTCTATATCATACTCAACTCCATTTTTAATCATGGATTTATTCACTTCTTCCCATGCACGAAATGTGAGACCATCTTTAGCACCAGTCATAGTTAGATGACTCATAGGTTCTCCATAAATGGGATATGCAATCTTAATTTTTTTCTTATTTTCCTCGACCAACGATACCTTATCCTTCGCTCTTCTACGTGAAGCACTTATTTCCGCTCCAGATTGAGATTTATTCTCACCCTGATCTTCGTACAAAGATTTATCTTTTGAAGATGCTTTTAAATTATTAGATCCACTAGATCCACTAGACTCGCTAGATCCGCTAGTACCTCCGTGCCTGAAAAATCCACCTCCTATATTCCCACCTCCTACTTCTAAACTTTCGATTATTGAATAAGATAAATTATGAGGCATAATAGACGATTATAATATACATAGATAATTAATTTTCTGTTGCATATATGATATAGATTACAATATATCATATCTACAAATCAATCTAATTGCTTGGTAAAGGGGCAAGACACAATTTTATTTTCCCCAATGACGCAACATGATACAATACAACTAAAGGTAAATCATTTTCCAGATAAACTTCTATTTGAGAACACAAGTTTGTACATTTGATAAAATACCCTAAATTCTTTAGAGAAAATTCTCCTTGGATGATTTTTGAATTATTTTTGGAAGATATAATTGCCATACTACCTTCGGACTCGGCTCTATGAATTTCAGCTGATGCAAACTGACCAGTACATCTAAAAATTAATTCATTTCCGACTGATTTAATCTCTAGTTTATCAGAAATACTACTTAGATCACGAATGATCTTTTGAAAGTCTGTCGAGGGCAAGTTGATAATAGAAGAAAACTTTACATCCGGCACTTCAAGCTCTTCTGGTTCTGGTTCTATAAGTCTAAGTTTTTGAGTTTTGCATTGTTTGATATCACCATTTTCAAATTTTAACCCCAGATAGGAAGTCACGCCATCTACGTAGTCCTCTTTTTCGATATAAATTGTAAGTGTATCATCATTATCGATGGAGTTGATCAATTTAAACAGATGAAACATATTCACTCCAATAATAATTTTATCGTAATCACACTCATACATTTCAAAATTTTCAGATTCAAGGTGTAGATGAGCTAAAATTGTGTGAGACTTATCCATATTAATTATTCTAATGCCATCGTGTTGAAACGTGATATTTGTTTCCAATAAAATATCTTTCAACGCCGTCATTAAGGTTCTAAATGGGGCAATTTGAACTGTTTTAATAGTCAAAACATTATTTGGGTTCGTATTAGGCATATCTTTATTAATTTTAACCACGAACCTTTAAGTTTATTATATTCAAATTAATAAATTTAAACGCATTCTATATTATATCAATATGTCGGATATCATACAGATGGTTGAATCGTTATGTAAAAAGTACGAAAACCACGAATTTATACACGGTAAGCTTCGTAATGCGATTATGAATTTACCTAAACAATTGGAAACATCATATGAGAAGCACCTAAACAACAAGCAAAAAAATGAATATACAACAAAACTAATCAACGATTGTATACGTGGTTTCTTTAGTTCTCATTTATTTTTTTACCATCACAACAACAATCAAGACACTTTTGTACTATATGATAAAGATACATTTGATATATTGAATAATAATGACTTTTCTGTTCATATTTACGATTACATAAATAAGTTAGGAAATACAGACTTGATATATAAATTCAAGTATAGGATCGAAGTATCTATTACAAATAGTGTGAAAACACAATTGTTGCTTGAGGCTATACCTACATCGTGTACTATTCAGAAAGTAATTGCATTATTTTACCCAGTAAGTATTGAAAAACGCGAAGTTGTGAAAATATTTCTTACAATATTGGGCAATAATATTCACAAAAAATCAGATAACTTGAATTTTTTGACATCATCCTTAAATAAATCTTATTTGAACTATTTGACAATATTGATTGGTGATATATTGGGACAATATGATTATTTACAAAATGTCAAGTTCAAATATACCGGCCAAGATAATATTCATTTCTTGCGAGCAAATCTTATTAACATAGAGACCATTCGATCATATATCATGGATATAATTGTAGTCGCATGTCATTACTCAACCCGTTTTCAATTGAAACCATTCATCACAAAATGCACATCGCAAACGAAAAAAATATTGCGAAAGTTCAATAGCGTAGAGATTATCTACGGTGATTTTTTGCAGAAATTCACAACGAAAAAAAATGAAAGCATTATCTGTAAAAAAGACTTGATGTTTTTATGGTCTCTATATAGTTATGAAGAATTATTACCCCAAATACATAGCGAAAAACATGTTTTTGATTATTTTTTATCGAAACTATCATACGAAAATGGGTCATTCATAGATATCAGTTCCGATATACTTGAGGAAGTGAAGCAATTTGTCTCTTTCATGAATAAGTCATTTCTGAAATGCCAGGAATTTGAATTGGACGAGTTTGAAATGGATGAAGTAATTACCATTTTTTGTGACATTGAGAAAGAAGAACTTAATTATATGACACCTGAAATAGCTGTACAAAGTATAAAATATTATGTGGAAAATTTAAATATACATAATAATAAGATTTGTAATATTTCTTGTGTATACTGGGGAAAAAAACAGGAAGTGGAGGAATTTATACATGATTATTTGAATCTGTCAAATGACATGGCGTCTTCATACAATGCATATAAATTATATAGCACTTCAAAGTATACATATAAGGTTAATAAATCATACTTTGATGTATTGTATAACGACATTGCAGTATAATTGTTGAGTTAATATATGATATAGGCCATATGTAAGACATTATATCTATCATATGCTTTGATGACATCTACTGTATATTTTGTTTTTCCAGTGTGTAAACAATCTAATGAATTAATTTTTGCTAAAATACTTTCCAAGTTCATATTATGAAAGTGGACGATTTTCACCTCCATATGCAAATGGTTATGAAAATAGATGTGTCCATCGGATACGCCCACATTGGTCGATATTTTATGAATATTCTCTATTTTCATCATGTTTTGGTAGAAAGCAAATGTTGTTTTCATATTATATTTACTTGATATATTACGTAAATATAATATTAAAATATTTTAGGTTGAGAAAAAATTTTTCTTAGCGGTAGAAGGTTTCACAGAGGTTTTTTTAACTTGAAACGATGTTTTATTGTATCCTGTTTCAAATTGAGAGCTTTTTAAGTCGGTTTCTTCGTATATTTCTGGTAAAATTCTTGTAATGGGTTTATCTACGACCATAAATAGACGATCCTGGGACAAAAGCTGTCTGTATTCATCAATAGTTAAGTTACCCATGTACTTATCCAAAAAGTATCTTGGGTCTGGTGCCGGTTTAATATTCGTCACATGATTATATATGTTACTATAGAGATAATTTAGTAACTGATATCGTTCATATTTTTGAGATGAATCGATAGATTCGTTCATTAAATATGCCACAGCACATTCTGGACTACAGAAACATCCATATACAGAATACTGATCGTTTAACTTATGTTTTGGAATTTGAACAGATGTATGATCAAACCCGCACGTGCACCAGAAACACGCGGAATTGTTGGTCTGTATATCATTGAAGTAAAAGTTTTTTTGAAGCTCAATAAGTTTTTCAGATATATGTTTGTTTGGCTGAAGCATTTCTGTCTTTTTCAAATCTTCATGGATATTATGTGAAATAATTGGTGGATCAGTCTCAGTAGTTTCGCTCACCGATTGACCCGTTGGTTCAGGTTCTTCATCATTTTGGTCATCTATCACTTGAAATGATAAGTTATTATCTTCAATTGTACCTATATCATTCAACGATCCATTGTTGATATCGTCGCTATTACATTTCAAATGAAGTATCACGTTTTCAGTAACATATTCGCTATCCTTACTTTTGTCTAAGGCATTGATGACTATTTTTCCTCCCTTTGGTTTACGTCCTCTCTTTTTCGGTGTATGGGGTTCTATAACTTCTGGTTTAGGTTTTGGTTTGCGTCCGCGTTTTTTCTTTTCAGGAATAGTAACCACGTCATCACCTATATTTTCATTCAAATCACTCATTTATTCATATCATTAAAAAAGATTTAAGTTGTTTTTTAATATGTATAGTCGATTTACTCGTTAGAATGTTTCTGACCTCTCTGAATAAACCCTAGGAGCCGTGGGTATAGTAAATACCGAGTCATCTAAATGATCATTAGGGATTTGAAGACTTAATCGCGGATATTCTTTCATGTTGTAGCATGAACGACATAAAGGTTCATACGTATCAACACCTATAATCTTCTGTGTTGATTCATGAGTTTTTCTATTTGTAAATATAGCTTTCTTCCCATTTTTGCACTTGGCACAAATAGAGTGCAGTTTGTGAACCTTATCGCAAATAGGAATCAAGTCAAGCATTTGTCCGAACTTGTTTGCCTTAAAATCTCCATCAAGACCACATACATAGACGCAATTTCTATATTCGTTTACTAGTTTATTGACACATACATATAAATCGTCAAAGAATTGCCCTTCGTTGATCAAAATGACTGTGAATTGATTTTCTATTATATGTTTATATTTCATCATCATATCAGCAATACTTTCACATTGATAACACTTGATTTTTTGATTGTCATGATTTGATAATAATAGTTGATCGTATCGCTTATCATCACTATGGTTTACGACTAGCACAGGTATATCACAGTAGGTATATTGCTTGTATAAATTAATCAATCTGGATGTTTTTCCTGAAAACATGGGACCTAAAATTACTTCCAAGTATCCACAAGTATGCTCCTTTGTCATTATTTCATTAATCATGATTTTAATACTAATAAAATATTTATATACTTATTTCAATTTTAAGTATATAAATAAAATTCAATTAGATATTATAATGACAAATATTCCGTTTGTTGAAAAATATAGACCATCCAACTTGCAAGATATTATACTTGATGATGTAAATAGAACTATTATTACAAATTTTTTAAAAAATAAAGTATATCCCAACTTACTGCTGTATGGTCCTCCAGGTACGGGTAAGACAACTACAATTATCAATCTAATAAATTATATCCAAAATAGTGAACGCTCGAACAAGAGTCTTCTTCTTCATTTGAATGCTTCTGATGAAAGAGGAATAGATACTATTCGTAATCAAATTGCCAAATTTATCGACTCGAAACCATTGTTTTCCAAGGGAACAAAGTTCATAGTATTAGATGAGGTTGATTACATGACGAAAAATGCTCAACAAGCTTTAAAATACTTGCTTCAACAATATAACAATAAGGCTGTTTTTTGTTTGATGTGTAATTACATAAGTAAAATTGAATACTGTCTTAAGAATGAATTCATCGAATTAAAATTCAACAAACTCCCCGAGTCCAATATAATAAAGTATATGAAAGATATAACAGCAAAAGAAAATTTGTATGTTCCTGATGATCACTATCATCAATTACAAAAATTGTATAAGAATGATGTCAGAAGTATGATCAATTACATTCAAATGAACTATACCAAAAATAATACCAATAACGTCGAGATGTTAAGTGATGAAAAACTAGTTGATTTTTTTGATTATCTACAAGGACCAGATAAATCGTGTGAAAAAAAACAACATGTGTTACAATTTTGTGCTGTACACAATGTACCTCCTGTACGCGTATTTATATCATTGTTTGTTTTATTAATTAAATTAAATAAGATATGCGACACTCATTTAATTAAAAAATTTGAATTAGTTTTTCATGAACATCAGTATAATATATTTGAAGTTGACTATCTTATCTCTCTATTTTCCTTGATAAAGTAAGTTACGCACAGCCAATCTATCCATAAAAGAATTCATGGGCGGTGAAGTACTCGGATTAAATTTTTCCATTCCTGTTTCCAACACAGCTGTGTTCTCGAAATCATTCGTAGACGACTGTATTATATTTTTTGTATCCTTTAATTTCTTAATGGCAATAGATGACGTAGCAGAACTGCGATAATAATCCATTTATATTTATCAAGATTATATTTTTATTTAAATTAGAATAAATATAAATAATATAATAGTTGTTTTAATCTAGAAAATTGATTTAAACATTGCAGAATATATATTATACGCAAAATGGTAGATATTGAAGCTGCTTGGGATGAATTTATTGAATTTGGAAATATAGATACTACTGATATTGTGGACGCTAAGTTGTCGTCACGAGATGAAGTTCCTAAAGCATCAGATATATATATATCTACGAAGACGAAAATAGTATATTTAAATAATACGATTGATTTATTTGACATGTTTTGGAAATTAGAGATAATGTCATACGATAGACATGATGAAGGAATTATCAAGAAACAAATCAAGGTAATATCATCTAGTTCGGAGGAGTTGGCATGTATAAAATCAAAATTATCTAAATATCCATATTATGATGAATTTGTGATTACACATCTTGATCAAACGCAATCTAATGAAAATATATATAAAGATGTGAGAAAATTAAGTATTGGAATTTCACAAAAAGATTTACTTTCATACAGATCAAAACAAAAGAGCGCGTTTTATAATTGTTTTGTGGTAATCATTCGTTTACTAGATGACCGTGACGATACTTTTAAAGAAATCCATGCGAAAGTGTTTAATACTGGTAAAATTGAGATACCAGGTGTTCAAAACGACGTGATATTTCAGAGAGCATGTGATTATATTTTACGCCTAGTGAATAGGTATGGTGCTTTGAAATATTCCATCGATCATACTAAAACAGATACCATATTAATTAATTCTAATTTCCAATGCGGGTTCTGTATTAATCGACAAGTTCTATTCAGCATACTACGTAAAAAGTATAATTTGAATGTGTCGTTCGATCCTTGCTCCTATCCTGGAATTCAATGCAAATATGAAATAGATGATGGAAAAGTATCATTCATGATATTCAGGACTGGAAGTGTATTGATAGTGGGAAAATGTGACGAAGATATCATACACAAAGTGTACGTTTATCTCAAAAATATATTACATGACGAATATACTGATATTTGTGAGTCATATGATGCTCCGGTGAAGAAGAAGGAAAAAACATCGAAATCAAGAAAACAAATTATTTACTTGGATACAGACTCTAAAAACTGAATGCTTGTATCATAACCATGTTTGCTCATGTTATCGAGTATATTATTATCGTCATATTCGACATTTGTGAATGTCGAAAGTAGGTTACATAATTTTTCTTTTACGTCTTTTACTTCACACTCGAATAAATCAGTGGATGCAAAATTAATAACTTTTTTATAATTATTGCTAGCACATGCTATCTTTTGAAACATTTTGAGTTCATCTTCGCTACTCGGATGACAAAAGTGTTTCTTAATTTCGAAAATAGTTCTTGTGTAGACATATATGACCGCATCTTTAATAGATAAATTAAAAAATATATTATCCTCTCTGTCTGTAATTTGACTAATATACTCCACATAATAGTATATTCCTTGTTGTGTGTTGAAATTTGTTAATTCAAGGTTCTTTGTATAAAACAAAATAAGTCTAAATACATGTTGTATGACATTTAGGCCTGTAAAAAAGATCTCTTTGTCTTTAATATTCATATTTTCTATTGAATACGAGACGTAGAAATTGATTAAATTACAATATGATAGTACTACATCAGAGTAAACGGAAGTTACTTTGGTTGAATAATTTGCCTGATTAGACAAAATAAATATATTTTCGTCGTTTTTCATGGTTTATCTTATATAATTCAATATTATATATTTGTGAAATAAATAATTTAAAGAATAAAGATGTTTATTTATTAAAATTATGAGTGAAAATGCAGAATTGAATGTCGAGGAACAACCGTTGCCTTCGATTAAAACACTTCAACACGCCTCCAAAATTGCTATCCTAGAAGACAAGCCCATCTTATTGGACTACTGGACCGATTCATTCACCAGTAATGCCTTGATTGGAGTAAAACAAAATGAAGACCAAGAGAAAATCCTTATCAAAAACGAGGAGGAGTATACAAGCCCTATCTCTAAAATATTCAAGACCGGAGACGAATACCTAGTCATCACCGAAAATTCCATCTATCTCGTATCCAACAAAATACCCATGAAAAAGATTTCTTAGAAAAAATCTTATATTGTGCCTATTAAATGAAATTTACTAAAGTTGACAATTTCATTTAATTTATTTTTTGTTCTACAAAACGTAGGTTAGAAATTTGACAATTCATCCTGTTTTTATCTTGATATATGGATATATATTGCTTGTTTATATCTAATCCCATATAAACACACCCCATCAGTTTACTTCGCGTGTGCTGTCTTTTTTTTATAATAATTACATTCATTCCATTATTATGATTGCACACATTTGGAATTGATTTCCAATTGCCTGATTTCATGAGGCGCTGAATTTCACCATATGAATTGATCTTAAAATAATCACCGTCTATATTCACTTTACACCACATGTTTTCTATACTTTATGTAATCTCTACACTTATTTTTGATATGGATATACAGAATAAGGGTGGTCAATTTTAATCACTTACTTGCAATGAAATAAATACCGACTACTGTGAGGAGAACACCATATAACTGTGTAAAGTTATATTTTTCCTTGTACAGGAATATACCTAATAATACAAGTATAATTGTAGAGATCGATTTCATTACTGTTATAGACGTGGTAGATAAAGAGGATTGGTCCATATTCATGATTACTATAGTTGAGGTAATGGTCAAGAATGAAACAAGAACCATACTAATTATTTGAACAGTATTAAGAGACGCACAGTTATGCACAACCTCAGTGAATTTAACATTTCTACTATTCAAATACATAAAATATAGAACCACGAATATTGAAATAAATAATGTATTCAACAGTAAAAAACTGTAATTGTCTATGGTCTGCATAACGTTCTTTCTAAATATAGGACGCATCGATTTTAACATTGTGACACCAAATAGTACATTCAACATATAAATTGTGGATATATTATTTTATTCCCGAATAGATAAATCAAGGTTCGGCTCGATATCCATTGACTGTGGGGTAGATAAAATACCTCTTAATTGCTCCTTCATTTCCTCAGTAAGATCATCTGGGAACAATATATCAAATTTTATGATGAGTGGTCCAATAGATTGATTATTATAGAAGCCCATATTCTTCAATTCAATTGTACTATTTGGACGAATGATAGTTTTATTATTTTGAATGCAATATTCCTTACCATTCAAATGACAAAGAGTAAACGAAAACCCACATAACGCTTCTAGTAAGGATATTTTTGCGGTAAAGCAAAGACAATTGTCATGTATAGAAAAATATTCATCTTCATGCAATAGAAGTTCAATTATATATATATTGTGTTTGAATACAAATTCATTCTTTTCATTATATTGAATATCCAATAACGAAACATCTGATAATTCATCGACTTTCAAAAATGTACCCAAATATTGATACGTGTAAATATCTTTGTATGTAATGGATTTTTCAATATGATGTGTTATGCGATTGTTAATGGGAACCTTGGTGCGAGCATTATCATGATCTATAGTGTGGTCAGGAAAACGCAAATTTTGTTTTAAATCTTTTAAATGAAAAATATTTTCAAATATTTCCGACATGACTTCTTCCATTTCGTCTGTTTCTTTTTTAGACGGCTTCTGACAAGAAAACATGTTCAAAAGTGGTTTCATATCGGTCATATTTTGCATACCTAAAAATTGTTGAAATAATCCATCGAGTGGAAAGTTACCTGCAACTGAATTTGTTGAATTTGTAAACATTGGATGGGTAAGTGGCGTCGGAACAAAAGGCATATGTGGGGTCGAAACTCCCATGGACTGCATATTTTGACTTTCTGAAGTTTGTTCTACAACCGGTTTTTTGTTCATGATCTGAGTATATGCAGTCAATAGGGTGTCATAGTCATCATTATTATCTAGAGTTCTCATTCTAAAAGCCTTATGTACATCCTCAATTGATGCCGTTTCATCAATTCCTAAAATCGAATGGTTCGTTTCCATTTTCTATTTATACGTAAAATAAGCTTAAATATATTTATTATGAATTAAATAAATGGAGCAATTACTAATGAATAAATATAAACCAAACCATATTGATGATTACATATATAGCGATTCTATTAAAACTAACTTGACAAAATTACTTCAAATAGATGAAATGTCCTTCATTTTACACGGTGAACCAGGATGTGGTAAAACATCTTTACTGGGATGTATTGTGAAATCATATTTTGGTGATTTAAATTCAAAAGACAATGTTCTTTTCATCAGTAATATATCGGAGCAGGGCATCAACTATTATCGAAACGAAGTAAAATTATTTTGTCAGACAAATTCTACACTGCCTGGGAAGAAGAAATTGATACTATTCGATGATTTTGATCAGATTAATGATCAGTGTCAGCAAGTCTTTCGCAACTACATTGATAAATATGAACACAAAATAGGGTTCATTATAACAACATCCAATCTGCATAAAATTATAAATAGCATCCAGTCGAGGTTTTTAGTAATCAATTTGACAAAGCCGTCAAAATCTGAAGTCACCGCACTTTGTAAGAATATCATACGTGCCGAACATATTGAGATTCAAAATGAGGATCTAGAATATATACTGGATTTAACCAACAATACAATTTATAGCATATTTATGTATCTCGAAAAATTAAAGTTGATAGGAGAAAATATAAAACAATATGATGTGAAAGAAGTGCTCACCCATATAGGTCATAAAGAATTTACTTTATACTTTCATAATTTAAAGGAGAAAAAGTTTTACGACGCATACAGCGTATTGATGCGTCTACATGATTCTGGATATTCTGTAATTGACATACTTGATTCTCTTTTTCTGTATATTAAAACAACAAATATTTTAATTGAAAATATCAAATACAAAATAATACCCATTATTTGCAAATACATTACTATATTCTACGATATACATGAACACGAAATCGAACTCATTTTCATGACAAACAATTTGATCAATTTATTTTAATATTTACATATATTATATTTATGAAAGTAATTTGTGATAAAAGTCTACCTTTCGCGGATTGTGAATTAGCGTTATTGAGAAATGCGGTTGATAAAGCAGAAAATATAAAAGGGTTTAAGATGGCTAATTCTGAAGAAATAAAAAGTATTATATCCATCGTCGAAAAATTTATTAAGCGCAATTCTTTGATTTGTTATGGAGGAACGGCAATCAACAATATTTTACCGAAAGAAGACCAATTTTATGATCTGCGAAAGGAAATTCCTGATTATGACTTTTTGTCTCCAATGGCGGTGGAGCATGCAAAGAATTTAGCGGATATTTATGTGAAAATGGGATATACAGAGGTGGAGGCAAAAGCAGGACAACATTTTGGTACGTATAAAGTGTTTGTTAACTACATACCTATTGCTGATATTACACAAATCAATGATAGAATGTATCGATCTTTGAAAAAAGAGGCAATTAAAAAGGATAATCTTTTATATTTACCCCCTAATATGTTACGTATGTCTATGTATTTAGAGTTATCAAGACCTGCCGGTGATATTTCTAGATGGGAAAAGGTTTTGAAAAGGCTAACGCTTTTGAATAAACATTATCCTTTAAGTGCAAAAAATTGTGATTATCATTTCTTCACACGTAAAATGGAACAGGGTGAAAATACAGATCATTTGTTCAAAGTTATCAGGAACTCACTTGTAAATAGCAACGTGGTGTTTTTTGGAGGTTATGCAAGCAACGTATTTGCTCAATACATGTCGAAAGACACACGTAAATCCATACATCACTACCCTGATTTCGATGTTTTATCTGAACACGCTGAAGAAACCGCGAATGCCTTGAAAGATGTCTTAATTGTAAATAAATATGATAATGTATCGATTGTGAAACATGAAAACGTTGATGAATATATTCCGACGCATTACGAAGTCAAGATAAGCAAAGATACCGTTGTATTCATTTACCAGACAATTGCATGTTATAGTTACAATGTCATCACCGTTGACCATCAAAAAACAAATATAGCCACTATTGATACTATGTTGAGTTTACTCCTTGCCTTTATATACGCAAATAAGCCTTATTACGATAACGAGCGAATATTATGTATGGCTAATTTTCTATTTAAAATACAGCAAAAAAATAGGTTATCTCAAAAGGGTGCATTAAAACGTTTCAATATCAAATGTTATGGAACACAATCAACCAAAGAATCTATACGTGCAGAAAAGAGCGACAAATACGAAGAATTAAAAGACAAACGCGACACAAAGGAGTATGAATTATGGTTTTTAAACTACAAACCCGATGGTAAATTTGTCAAAACAAAGAGCAAGTCGAAAAAAATCACCAGAAAAAATAAACCAAAACCATCCAAGTCGAAAAAGACGACTAAAAATAATATACAAAGGTTATTGAAACCATTATTAAGCTAACTGAAATGATTTATTGAATTCATAATTTATTAATAAATCATTTTGTCGGGTACACACCATACATTTGACATAGAAGCGTTCCTTGATTATCCAAATCATTTTGTCGGGTACACACCATACATTTGACATAGAAGCGTTCCTTGATTAT